CTATTTTATTTCATGTAGAAAGTGGAGAATCTTTAGAATCATTCACAATTATTCCAAAAGTAAAACTTGGCAACATGAACGATTTTCAGGCTTACGGATCGGGTGTGACTTATTTTCGTAGGTACTGCTTATCGAGCATGCTTTCTATAGTGACTGACAAAGATACAGATGCAGCAGGCATACAAGTAGAGTCTAAGACAATACCAAGTACTTTGCCATTAGCAGGATGGAAAATAATGATAGATGGATGTCAATCCTTAGATCAACTCAATGCTTTATATGCTGAAAAATCAGAATTTATAAATAATAATAAAGATATTATTTCATTATTTTCAACTAAAAAATTAAGTTTAACAATTAAATAAATAAAATGGAAAAGACAGAAAAAGTATTTGCAAAAGGTTTTATCTTTAAAAGAAATGAAAATGCACCAACATTTGTTATTGGGAATTTATCATTAAATTCTAAAGAAGCAGCAGAGTTTATTGCAGCAAACACAAAGAATGGATGGGTTAATTTAAAGATTAATCAATCTCAAAATGGGAAGTACTATGTTGAACTTGATACATGGGAAGCAAAAACAAGTGGATCTGGAGCAATGACTTACAAGACACAAGAACCTAAAAAAGATTTACCTTTTTAATTATGGAAAAGAAAACATATTTATTTAGATGGTTTGATTTGTTAGACAACTCCAGATATTGCGAAAGGAGAACATTTTCAGAAGATGAAATAGAACCTTACTTAAAAGCAAAAAGTTGTTGGAGCAGATTAGATGAATATGATGAGGATATAATTATCACTGAAGAAATGGAAATAGAACTTAATAAAAATTAATTATGAAATTATTTAAAAAACGACAAGCATATCAAATAGTAACTGACAATTTAAAACAAAAAGGTATCATGCCTTTTTCTGCAAGAGAATACACGATTGATAATGTTACAGGTATTATCAATAAATTTGAGCATAAAAGAAAAGATTATTTTTCTATTTATGAAGAAGAAGTGATTAAGGAATATGTAGCAGTTAAACTTAAACTAATCGAAGAAAATGAGGAATCAAGGAAAAAGGTCACATTCGAATGAAACATCTGAATTTCTAACATTTGTTGGAATTGTAGGAATTATATGCTGCTGGATATGGGTAGTAGTTGTAGAACTTATTATTAAACTTTATAATCAATGAAAAATTTAACCTTTAATCAGTGGCAAGATCACATTACTAAACAATTAGAATTAGATCGTAAAAAATTATACTTAATACCTAAAAAACAAAAACATGAAAACAAGTTTCAAACATTATCACCAAGATAATCCACAGATCTATGTGGAGTTTAAAAGATTGGCATTTCAACTAATTAATCGTGGATACATTAGATTAGGATCAAAACAGATATTTGAAGTCATTAGATGGCAAACAATGGTATCTGGTAATGATAAATTTAAAGTTAACAATAACTACACATCTGATTATGCAAGATTATTTGAAAATGATCACCCAATTTATTCTGGTTATTTCTCAAAGAGATTATGCAAATCGGTATAAAATAGTTATATTTGAGAACAATTAACTAAGAGGGTAGGAGTTCTTAGGTAATTTAATAGGTTAAATAACCAAAGCCAGATTTGCACTCCTACGCAGACTGGCTTTTTTTATTTTAAAATGAAATACTACTTACACGATTCCAATTCATTTAACGATGAAAAGATAACCGAATTATATCTTGAATATGGATATGAAGGTCTTGGGTTATTCTATACAATATTGGAAAAACTTGCACTACAAGAGAAACCAATTAAGACAAAAGTGCTTAAACATCAACTAAATGTTGGTAAAAAATTAGATAAATGTTGGACTTTTATTGAAGAAATTGATTTGATTTCTTCAAATAATGGTGAAACTTTCAACAAACAATTACTAAACTTTAGTAAAAAGTATCAAATTTCTAAAGAAAAAAACGCAAAACGCATTTCAGAATGGCGTGATAATCAAGCAGTTACTGAAAATGTAACACGTTCAGAATCTGTTCGTAACACTGATAAAGTAAAGTTAAGTAAAGAAAAAGAAAGTAAAGTAAAGTTAAGTGATATATTAACTCCACACATTTTTTTATTAGGTGATGAATACGATAATTTTTTATCTTATTGGACAGAGCAAAATAAATCTGGAAAGGAAAGATGGGAGTTAGAAAAATTCTTTAATATTGAAAGAAGAATAAATACTTGGATTACTAACAAAACCAAATTTAGCAATAATGGAAATAATACTGAGAAACTCGGAACAAGTGCAGCAAGAATGGAAGCACTTAGGAAGTGGTAGCGCAATAGCAATACAACAGGCACAGAGTACTAATAGTTTGCGTTTAAGGAATGAAGAAGACATAAAGGAGGTATTACGTTATTCAATGCTTTTGGTTGGCTTACGAGGCAACAATCTACCAACAGAAGAAGAAAAGTTTGTACTGACTAATTTTGTGAGATCTAATTTTGGAAATCAAACACCAGAAGAAATTAAGATTGCATTTGAAATGGCAGTTGCTGGTAAATTACAGGTAGATGCTAAATGCTATGAAAACTTTTCTTGTGAATACTTTGGTAGAATAATTAATGCTTATTTAGAATTTGCAAGACATGAGATTAAGAACTTACCTAAACCCATTGAACAAGTGAAAGAAAAGCCAAGTGATGAAGAATTAAAAAAGCAGGCAATAGATACTGCTAATGAATATGCAAATCAGATTAGACACTGCGAAAAAAATGATAAGAAGTTTACATTTATTGCTGGAGGCTTATCAATTCTATTTGATTATTTAGAACAATTCAAAATACCAACCATATCAAAAGAAGAAAGACTTGAGTTGTGGGAAAAATATTCTAGTATTAAAGATATTGAAGAACGTAAACTACATTGCAAAACTCAAGGTTACATTAAATTTATTAACTCATTAGTTACATTTGATTGCCATATAGACAACGATGGAACTATTAAACCCAATTAAAAATGAATATTTTATCAGAAGCAAACAAGATCATTAATGAAAGATCTGAAGAAAAAGAAAGAATGTATGGTCCATTTGAAGAAGGAATGGATAGGGCAGCAAAAATAGCAAGTGGTATGACAGGAAAAGATATCAATGGTAAAGACATATACGCATGTATGATAGCATTAAAATTATCTAGACACAGTTATCACTATAAAGAAGACAATCTATTAGATGCTGTTGCATACATTGGATCATTAAATAATTATGAAAATAAAAACAAATAAAATCATGGAATTTAATACAGCAAATGATGTGTTTGAATTTTATTATAAAAAAATATCAAACGAAGGAATTAATTTTAGTAATACTAAAGCATTGTTTAATCAAGGATTTACAATACTAAAGCCTATGGATAATAATATAACTGCAGAATTTAGAAATTGGAATTTTAAATATGCTAAAGCTGAATATGATTGGTATACATCAGGAGACCGTAATATAAAAACACTAGGTGACATATACGGAAAAATACCAAGCATCTGGTTAAGGATGGCAGATGAAAACGGAAATGTAAATTCTAATTACGGTTGGCAATGGAAAAGAAATAACCAGTTGTCTAATGTCATTAATATTTTAAAGACAAACAAAGGCTCAAGACAAGCGGCAATTAGTATTTATGACGCTAAAGAAATAGATACTTATAAATATGATACGCCTTGCACTTATGCAGTACAATTTACAATAATTGATAATAAATTAAATATGTCTGTTCTTATGAGATCTAATGACCTGTGGTTTGGATTTTGCAATGATCAATATTGTTTTTCTAGACTTCAATGGTATGTCTCTAATGAACTAGGAATAAGCATAGGTAGTTATTACCATTATGCTCACAATTTACATATTTACAATAACTTTTTAAACATACAAAAATGAAATTAACAAACGAATTTGATTCAATTAGAACATGGGCAAACAATAAAGGTATACTTGCCAAAGGTGACGCTAAGACACAGTTTATAAAATTATTAGAAGAGGTAGGAGAACTATCTAGATCAATATTAAAAAATGATGATCCAGAATTTATAGATGCTATAGGTGATTGTGTTGTTGTTTTAACAAACCTTGCTGCAATAAAGGGTTATACTATTGAAGAATGTATAAATTCTGCTTACGAAGTAATAAAAAGTAGAACAGGTAAGATGGAAAATGGAACTTTTGTAAAAAATTAAAATGAAAAAGAAACTGATTTTATTATTTACTTTAATTTTAATATCTTTAATTTATTATTTAAATAATAATAAAGTAATTGAACAAAAATCTAATTCAAAGAGGTTATTCGGAATTTCCGAATTTGAGGATATTTATACAGATACAATAGATTTGAGATTATATACCAGTCATGGAAGACTAAAAAAACAATACAATGAAAACTAACAAAACTAAATTAAGTTTAGATTACGATGGTACAATTATATCAATTGAATTTGATAATATTGATGTAAGCCTTGATCAATACTTTCAAGCATTTAAAACTTTATTAGTTGGTGCGACATATACGGAAACTCAATATGAGCATTGGATTATTGATGAAGCAGAAGTTATTAGTGAATATTTACATAACAATTAATAAAATGATAAAAACAAGAGTAGGTAAAATTGTCAAGGTTAAGAATCAAGGCAAAAAAGCAGGAGCAAATGAAACTTATCAAGCAGTAATTTTAAATAGCAATGGGCAATACAATCCATTTTTGTTTACAGATGCAGAGATTGCAATTGCTTATGAAAGAGGTTGTAAGAATATTGAAGACCAAGTATCTCGAAGTATGATTTCTATGGTTTTAGATTAATGATATTTTACATTTAAGATCCTATTGTAAAACATATTTAATGTTATTTGTTGGCAAAATTCACCATTAAATAATAAAATGTCACATAATGAGGTTTAAATTCAACAAATTATGTCATAATATTATACATAATTTTTATAAAACATTTAACAAATTAAAATTTAACAATTAACAAAATTACATATTATTGTAACAGATTTATATGAAAAAGGGTATAATATTGCACAATGTTATACCTTTTATATGCACAAAGGTATAATTAATGCACAACATCATTTTATAATTAACCCACAAAAAAATGACAAAGAAAATAAAATTAATGCACTACCAGCTTGATGGCGAAATATGTGTAGTAGATTACAATGACTTAAAGGTTTCCTATTATGGAAACAATGGTCATCACTATAATTTACTTGGAGCAGTAAGCGACAGGATTGAAGCATTCCTAATGCGAAGAAAATGGAATAAAATAACTGCAGATCGGTTTGCTAAATTAAAATTAGAGATTGATGAGAAACGAACACGAGCATAAATTACAAGTTGCCATTTGTAAATGGTTAGATTTTACTCAAGATTTCTACTATTACTCAATACCAAATGGAGGGGCAAGACATAGGCTGGTAGCAATTAAATTAAAGATGGAAGGTGCAAAAGCAGGTGTTGCTGATATGTTCTGGATGGTACACAACAATAATTGGAATGGTTTATTTGTTGAAGTTAAGATTGATAAAGGTACACAACAACCAAATCAGAAAGCATTTCAAGCAATAGCATTATCACATAAGTATTATTATGCCATAGTTAGATCTATAGATGACTGCGAAAGTTTAATAAAGAAATTTAAAGCAAATGAGATTTGAGCGAGAACTATAAAAATGCAATTAAATGGATTGACATAATGTTAAAATATCCAACAAAGCAAATTCAAATTGATTGTGCAACTTATTCGGATTTAAACTTTAGTCTTGAAGTAAACAAAAATAGAATACTAATGAATAATGGTTCTTCAAGATCAGCGTATTTTCAAACAAAAAAAATCAAAAATTACTTTTTATTTCAATAATTTTTTATTAAATTTTGCGCATGAATAATAAAAACTTTATAGATCACCCAGAGCATTATCAAGGTAATGGTATTGAAGTCATTGATATAATTGATTCATTTAATCTTAATTTTAATCTTGGAAACTCAATAAAGTATATTCTAAGAGCAGATAAAAAAGAAAACAGAAAGCAAGATTTACAAAAAGCATTATGGTATCTTAATCACGAACTTTTAAAATACAATGGATAATCTTGTCATTACTGGTATTTTTGTAGGAGTCTTGGAAATACTTTTTGTTTTAATATATTTAGTCCTATTTCTAAAAAATAAAAAGTGAACGGTATAGACCACCTTGTTAAGCGACATAGACATTGGATAAACATTGTCAGGAAGTTTGGCGAGTTGACCTATGCCGAAGACATAGTACAAGAAGCTTATATTAAGATTTTATAAATAAATAAAGATATTAATGAGGCTTATTTTTATTATACAATAAGATCATTAACAATGAATCTTCATTCAAAAAAAATAATAAAGGTAGAGTTTACGACAGAAATTGAATACCTAATTTCAGAATATGAATCAGAGGATTTAATTATTGAATCAACTAAACCTTATTTTGATTACATAGCAACTTGGGACTATTACGATCAAATGCTATTTTCAGTTTATTTAAAAAAAGGAATTTCAATGAGAAAGATGTCACGAGAATCTGGCATTTCATTTACAAGTATATATAACACAATTAGAAATTGTAAAAACAAACTACAACAATGGGCAAAAGAAAATCACAAGGACTTGGAGATTCAATAGAAAAGTTCACAGAAGCAACAGGCATTAAAGCAGGTGTTGACAAATTAGCAGAGGCAATAGGTTTTGATTGCGGATGCGAAAAAAGAAAAGAAATATTAAACAAAATGTTTCCTTATGCTAAACCACAATGTTTAGCAATTGAAGACTACGATTATTTAACAAAATTCTTTGCAGATAATCATGAAACGATTACACCAATGATTCAAGCAGAATTGGCTGAAATTTATTCTAATGTCTTTAATATAACTTTACAACAGACAAGTTGTGATTCATGCTGGAGAGATACAATAGGCAAATTGCGCAAAGTGTACATGGAGCATGATAATGAAGCCTGACGAAAGAGCAAGGGTAATCTATATAAATTGTCTCTATTACACAGGCACAAAAACAATGGCTATTCAATGTGCATTGTATATTGTTCAAATGATTATTGAGCAGAAACTTAAAATAGATGACAAGATTTATTGGAAGTTAGTCAAAGAGGAATTGTACTTAATAGAAATATAAATTGGATTTCAATTTTTTTCAAATGGAAGAATTAAAAAAACAAAGGGGAGGCGCAAGACCAAATTCAGGTAGACTAAAGAAA